GCGCTGCGCTGTGCGGCGCACTCACCCTGCGGCGAATGCCCTCAGCGAATGCATCGGCGATCGACATGCCTGAGTAGAGGACCCAGCCCCTTCCGGAGAAGGGGCCTTCCTTGGCGGGGCTGAAGGGGAACAGTCGCCGGACGGCGTCCATCGCGTTCTGAGCGGCGCCGACAGCACCGTCAATCCCGTTACGGATTCCTCGCGCCAGGCCGTCCATCATGGATCGACCGGAGTTGATGAGGAGGTTCCCCAGGTCCCCCAGCGCTGACAGGAATCGACCGGGAAGTTCGTTGAACAGCGCGACCGAGTTGTTCACCCCGGAGCGCAGTGCCCCCATCAGTGCCGACCATGCCGCGTCGAACAGGGCGCGCAGTGAGATCCATAGCTCGGACCAGCTACCGCGAATCAAGCCGATTGCGTTCGTGAATGTGGAGCGGATGTTGACCCACCCGGTGCGGGCAAGCATTACCAGCCCGTCCCAAGCGGCGGCTCCGGCATTTCTGAGGGTGGACCAGAGCCCATCCCAGATTGCCTTGATGCCAGCTCCACCCTCAGCGAATAGCCCCTTGATGGCGACCCAGCCCTTGCGTATGATTCCGAGGAGTCCGACGTTGATGGCAACCTCGAAGATTCCCTTGACGACCTCCCAGAGTCCGGTCACGATCTGCATCAGGTCGGCGCCAAGCGCGTTCCAGTTTCCGGTGAATAGGTCGCGGAACAGATTGAAGATTCCGAGGATCGTCTGAGTTACTCCGGTAATCACCGAGGCAACGCCGTTGATGATTCCAGGGATCGCCATTCCGATCGTCGTGATCAGGAATGCGAGGAACGCCTGAATGGCTGGGCCGTTCTCCAGGAGGAATGCCTGAAGGCCGGCGATTAGCGGCGTCAGCGCCGTTACGAGGTTACCAATGGCGGCGACCATCATTGGCATCAGCACCGCGGCCACCTGTTGAAGTGCGCCGAGCGCGATCTCAAGGACTGCGGAGAGGACTCCACCAATCAGGGTCACGAGCGGTGCGAGGACGATGGCGATCTGACCGAGGCCGGTGAAGATGATCGACAGAACTGGAGCCAGGCCGCTCACGAGCTGGGAGACCAGGCCACCAATCACGGGAAGCAGTGCCCCGAACAGGACGCCAAGCCCGGTCGATAGAACGCTCAGCGACGGGGCCAGGCTGGCCAGTGCATTGCCCAGCGCAGTGCCAACCTGAACCACGAGCGCAGACACCAGCGGCGTCAACGTGCGGATCAAGGGCTCAATGGCCACAAACGCTTGGTAGAAGCCACCCATCAGGATGGGGACCACCTGATTCAGTGCCGCGAGAAGGCCATGACCAGCCTCACCAACGCCGCCGAGGGCGACCGCCATGAGGGGCGCAATGCTCCGGAAGGCCGTGCCGATCAGGGTGGTGAGGCCACCGAACGCCTGGCCGAGCGAGTCGACCGTAGGTTGGAGCGTGGTGAGCGCCGCCTGGATGCCGAGGAACATGTCCGTCAGGCCCTGCGCGGTGGCCGGGTTGGCGAACAGTTGAGCGAACATTCCGAGGAGCTGCCCACCAACGGCGCCGATGATCGGCAGGAGGGTCGGGATGGTGGTTGCGAGGTTGGCGAAGAGCGCCTCCACGCCGGGACCAGCCACGGTGACGAGGTTGCCCATCGCCCGGTAGGCGGCATCGAAGACGCCGATTAGGCCGAACTGAACCTGGGGGCTGGCAAGCGCCGCAGCGGCCAGCTGGATGCCATCGGCCATGGAGCCGAGCCCCACCCCGCCAGCGGTGGCCGCGTGCGAGAGTGAGGCGAGGATGCTTCCAAGACCGCCAGCGAAGCGAGCCAGGTTGCCGAGCTGCTCGACGGCACGGTCGATCCACGTCATGGCGTCGCCGCTGGCAACAGCCTGCGTGAGCCACGTTCCGAACTGGTTGGTGATCTTGCCGAGCCAGGTCGACATCCGGGGGAAGTAGATCGCCCCGAGGTCGCCGAAACCCCGGACCATCAGTGCCATGCCGGACGAGCCGCCCACCTTGACGAAGGAGTCCAGACCGACAGCGACTGCCTTGAACCAGGACGCCAGTTGCGGGGTGACCAGTCGATCCAGGCTGGCCAGAAGGTCCTTGAAGACTCGACCTGAAGCCGCACCGACCTGGGTCATCCCGGTCCTGAACTTGGGAATCCAGCTCGTGGTGAGGGCCTGGAATCCGGCAGTCGCTTCCTTCCAGAAGGCGGCGTTGTTGGCTGCCTTGATGGAGGTGAGCGCCTTGCTCAACTGCGGGAACCGCTGATTGACCTCAGACAGCGCTAGCCCGAAGGAGATCGCTGAGGTGGCCATGCCGGCGAAGACGCCGGGTAGGGCAAGGGCGCCTGGGCCAATCTCAGCAATGCCGCGTCCGAAGGCGAGGACGGCGCCAGTGCCTGCGGTGATCGCGGCGATTAGGTTGCCGATGCTGACCGAGAGGAGGCCGATCCTGGGGAGGGCGAGATCCAGGTCCTTCAGGAAGTCGAAGGCCATGATCTTCTTCGACATGAGCCGCGCGCCCGTGATGCGGCTCAGCGTTGTCATCGTGACGGCGAAAGCCTTCGAGTCGATGACGGGCTTGACCTTCACCTTGACGTCTCGGAAGGCAGCCTGGAGCACTGCCACAGAGGCCGCGACGCTGCGGGGGTTGATCAGAGCCTTGACCCTAACCCCCACCTCACCGAACAGCGTCTTCAGCTCCGTCTTCACAAGGTGGACGGCATTGCTCGATAGGCGCGGCTTGATGTCCGTCGTGAAGTCGCCGAGCAACTTCTTGAGCTTAGCCTCCTCGGCACGCGCTCGCGCCTCGTCGGCCTTGACGTGGATGTAGAATAGGATGTTCGAGAGGCCGGCTTCGATCCGCTGCCGAACTCCGAAGATGCTGGACCTGTCGATCGAGATCTTCACGCCTCGCTCCGCGAAGGCGTTGTTCATCGCCTCCCGGGCGAACTTCAGGGCGGTGCGGTCGACCTTCGGCGACATCCTGATGGTGGCGTCGTACCGGGCCAGAGCCTCCTTGAAGGCGGTCCACGCAGACTGATCGACGGCCGGTCGAACATTGATGCGGGGAATCTTCGAGAGGGACGCGCCGTCGATCGTGGTGCCGATGTGGACCTTCTCGATCTTGGCCATGGCCTGCGCTGCGGCGACCGACTGCTTCAACGACTTCAGGGTCTGTGCGGTCGTCTCCACAGCCAGGGACGTCCGCACCTGATAGGCGGAGTGGCCGCGGATCGAGGCGTTCACCTCGCGCACCGTCTTGAGAAGCGCCTGCTTCATCTGGGTGGCGTCGAACTTGGCCTCAATCTCAACCTGGACGCCGTCCGAAGCCTTCTCGGCCTCAGCCTTCAGCTCCTTCCGGAAGTTGCGCAGGTCGGGCCAGACCTTGAGCGCTACCTTGCCTACGATGGACATACCCGCCACGGGTTACCCCCTCTGTTTGTGTGACTGGACTCGCGTAAATAGGTCGGCCACGGACTTCGGCTTGCGTGCCTCGGTCTGGGCGCGGACCTTTGCCGCCAGTTGCGGGATGGGCCAGGGATCGATCTTGGGCGCCTTGCCCTTTGACCAGTTGCCCGTTGCCCGTGTGTTATTGTTGACCGCGTTGTAGATGCCAGCGAGCACATAGTGGTCGGCACTGATGTCCAGGTAGTCACGCCAGTGCTCGCGGTCGGAGCGCATCGACGTCGTCATGGACCCCTCGGGGAGTCGCTCCACACGGGCCAGCGTGTGGGCTGGGGGAACCTCCCCGCTGAATAGGTCCCACTCCAGATCTCTCTGGTAATAGAAGGACCAGTCAGCGAGGAGCGCTCCCCCGAACTGATCGACTAGATCCCCGAGGGCGAGGCTTCCCCCACTTGCTGGTTGCTCATGTAGGTGTTGACGACCTCCATGAGGATCACGTCGGCGTCGGCACCGTTGCCGACGACCTTCAGGAAGTGGTTGGCCTCGGACGGCTGGGTGGCCACCGTCTTCACGAGGTCGCGGAGAAGTTCGAGCTGCTCCTCGACGCCGTCAGCGGCGCCCAGCTTCTCCTCGAACTTCAACAGCTCGCTCCGCTCCGCCTTGTCGAGGCGGAGCGGGTTGCGCAGGGAGACGGTATGGCCGTCGCCGAGGTCGATCTCGTAGTTGGCGTACTTGATCTCGATGGACTGGCGGATGGAATCGAGAGTGATCATGGTTTGCGGACCTCCGTGTAGAGAGTGGGAAACGGGTGCGGACCTTGAGGGGGGTGGCCCTCCCCAGGGAGGTCCGCTTCACCTGGGGAGGGCTTGTCGCGCCCATGACGCCTGGGGCGTCGAGCGCGGGATGGTGGGGCTAGGCCGCCGAGAGCGGGGTGACCTCCATCGTCCAGTCGTTGTCCTCGAACTGGAGCGGGGTGATCTTCAGCGGCAGGCCGGCGAGGTTCTCGGTGTCATCGAACGAGGGCGAATCGCCGCGCATGATCTCGCACTTGGGGATGTGGATCGCGAAGATGTTCTCGCCGTCGATGAAGACCGCGAGGAACGCGCAGACGGTGGGCTTCGGGTCGGACTTGACGCGGAGCTACTTCTCTCCGGCGGCGCCGGAGATGAAGTCCCCGTCCGAGGAGTTCGAGCCGAAGTAGAGCTTCAGGCTCCCCTTGTCGAACTGCTGCACGGTCAGGGAGAGCGTGTCGGTGATGGCCTCGCGACGGGTGCGCAGGGACTTGTTCTGGAGGGTCTTGAGGATCGTCTGATCCCCGCCCTCGGTGTCAAAGCCGAGAATGTCCTCGATCGAGGTGTGGCCGATGTTGACCCACGGGGACGGGACGGCCTTCAGGTCGGTCGGCGCGTTGCCGCCAGTGGTCGGGTTCATGTAGAAGTTACCCGCGCCGATAACGAGGGTTGCCTGATCGTTCAGAGCCATGCGGCTCTCCTTTCGGGAAAAGCGAAAAGGCCCGACAGCGCGTTGCTATCGGGCCTGGGGGAGTGAGGGGCCCTATCCCCAGATGGGGCGGCGGATGCGGAGCTGGTAGTGCGTCTCGTAGCGCTGCCAGCCGGCGGGTAGGTCGGCGAACTGGACAGGCCCTGAGGAGGTCGCCCAGTCCGTCTTACGGCTGGGCTCCTGGCTCATGGTCGCCTTCACGAGGCCACCCAGACCTCGGTAGTAGGTTGACTTTCGGGCGGCGTCACGGAGGTGGACTCGGCACGCCTCGGAGATGATCGCAGCCTTCTCGTCGGAGTCGGGGTCCTGGGTGAATACGTGTAGCGCAAGGCCGGCTGAGTCGACGAATCGCTCATCACCAGCCCAGAGCCCCCAGCCCGGAATGCGCCGGACCAGGATGAACCAGTCATGCTCGTAGAGCTTCTGGTCGAACTCGATCAAGGACTTGATGCAGGCTCCAGGGAGGCTTAGCCGCAGGATGTGCAGGCAGAGGTCTTCGACTGGCTGCATCTCGACGACGTCAAGAACCTCACGGGGGAGGCCAAGCTCTGAGAGGTTTCGATCCATGATCACCCACCATTCATGTTGGCTGCCATTAGGCCGGCAACGAGAGCGTTGATTCCCCGGCTTCGCTTGGTGCCCTTCTCGATAGCCCAGGCTGCCTCGTTGGGGTCGGGGTCGTTCAGGATGACTCCACGGTCGACCTTGCCTCTGCCGATCGTGATGAACGAGTAGCCCTCGGAGTACGGGTGGATGTCCTCGTTCTCAAGGTTGGCCGTGGCCTTCGTGGCGATCCGGTAGGCAGCCTTGTCCAGGCCAGCTTGCACCTCGCCAGTCATGGCGAACACCTTCTCAACCTTGCGGCCTCCGATGCGTCGGTAGATCTCGACGTCACTCATTGGATGATCCCCCCATCGTCAACACGGGCGCGCAGCATGATCGACCAGTGGCGGGTGTGGCGATTACCAATGTGAAGCCCCGGGGGCGAGACGCAGTCCCACCAGCGACCGTTCCACTCCACACGGGACCAGATGTTCACACCGCTCAGGTCGGCCGTGGTGATCATCTTGACGACGTCGATGTGCATCTGTCCGGGGACCTCGGCTCGCGCCGACCTGTCCGGGATGAGCGCGGCTCGTGCCTCGAAGGAGTTTTTCGATGGGGCCACAGTGTCGTTGCCCCGGCGATCCGTCCGCGTCTCGCTGGGGTAAACCTTCACCAGCTCGCCACGTCGGCGCTGGAGGCTGCCGCTCACGTCAGATCAGCCCCGTCCGGGTGGAAAGGGTCTTGCTCAGCGTAGAGCGGAAAGGGGCGGTCACTACTCCCCCACGGGACGTAGCCGACGCCATTCCGGCGCTTATAACCGAAGGCGACGAGCTGGATTGTTCCGAAGCTAGCCACCCTCGGGTTGCCGATCTTGCCCAGTCGCTCGATCTCCTTGTCGGTGAACCAGTCAACCTCGGAATCCTGGAAGGCCAGGGTTTCGTCGCCAGCTCGGGATTGACTCAATCGCTCGGGGTTGCGCATGAATCGCGCAACGGCGGCAGCCACCATTCGCGAGACTGGGAGCGGGCAGTCCAGCTCAGTCCAGTCCCGTCCGTAGTAGCGAGCCACGTCGGAGGCGTCTTCGAGGTAGACCTCGATCATCCCCCTCATGCCGTCAGTGATCTCATCCTCGCCGAGGCGCTTCTCCACGTCGGCAGCGGTTGCGAGTGCTGTCACGTTGCCTCCTTCTGGAGAGGAGGGTGGCTCCCGAAGGAGCCACCCTCACTCAGCGTCTTAGGCCAGCGAGCCCGGCGTCGGGTCGGCGGCGGGGACGAACGCCTTGATCTCGCCGGTCTCGGCGTAGATGTCCTTGCCAGCGCCGGCCTTCGACGGCACGGCAGAGGCGCCGCTCATCGTCAGCTTGACGCCGCGCACGAAGTGCTCGGTGATGTCAGCCGGATCGAGGGGGGCGTTGATCGGGTCGACCTTCGAGGGCAGGTACATGTCCTTGACATGGTTGGCGCCGACGTAGGTATCCACCAGGGAGCGGTCCTTGACGAACTCCATGTGGTAGTCACGCAGCCAGCGCAGCGAGAAGCCGTCGTAGCTGGCGGTGGCGCCAGCGGCGACCGAGGCCGGGACCAGCGGGGCTGCGGTGTGCAGCACGAAGCCGGAGGGGACGAAGGCGTACGCCTCGTCAGCCGGGATGGTCATGTCGACGATGACGTCGAAGCCGAAGACGCGACCGATGGTGGCGTTGGCCAGGGCGTCCTCAGCGCGCGACTCGGAGGTGTTCTGCGACAGGACGATCTTCTCATCCAGGAGCAGCGCCGTCTCGACGTCGGTGCCGACAACCAGCTTGCGACCCTCGGCGGGGATGCGCAGGCGGTTCATCACGTTGCGCAGCTCCAGGATGCCGCGACGGGTCTGGGTCTCGTTGCCACCCAGGCCGACGACGAACTCGTAGGGGGCCTGCGAGATCAGCGAGGCTGCCTTGTGGTTCAGCTTGGTGCCAACAGCCTGAGCCTGAAGGCCCACCAGCTTGGCCCAGCCGTCCAGGTCGAACTCGGCCTGCTCGTCGGTCAGCTCGACGGCGCTGTAGGCGCGACCGCCGAACGTGATCTGGGTCTTGGCCTCCTTGTAGACGTCGAACTCGATCGGCTGGTTGCGGGTCCGCCACTCGTAGTCGCGGGCCGGCAGACGACCGGGAACTCGGAAGGTGAGCGTGTCACCCTCGGCGCCCTTGAACTTCTCGACGCCCTCGTGCGTGATGGCCTTGGCGAGGGTCAGATCCTCGGCGACCAGGCCAACCGTGAGGTCGGCGATCTTCTGCATCTTGACGATGTCGTGCTCGGTGTAAGCCACGGTTGTTCCTTTCGGGGAAACGGAAAGCCCCTGACCCGGAGTGGCTCAGGGGCTGTGGATCTAGGGGTGCGCGCCGTTAGCGGCGGCGGCGTCCGTACTGGCGGGCCAGCTCTCCAGGGGTGGCGCTGCCCGACCCGGCTGGGGCCGGGTTCAGTCCGCCACTCAACTCTCGCTCGGTGTCGACTACGACGTACTTCGCGAGGGCTTTGGCGTGCGCCTCCAACTCCTCCCGGGTCTCGCCCTTCAATAGGTCGGCGAGGTCCTTCGGGAGCTTGTGGAGCTGGGCCACGTTCTCTCGCATGAGGGCGGCGTTCTCGTCCTTGATCTTGTTCATGTCGGCGACGGCCGCGTTGAACTCGTCGAGGGTCTTGGCGTTGGCGAACTTGACCTCCAGTGCCCGCAGGTCTGTGCGGTACTTCGCCGCCTGGGCGTTGGACCGAGTCAGCTTCTCCCGAGCCCAGTCAGGCAGCTCCTTGTCGTGCTCGTCGTCGGGGTCCGCAGCGTCGGCAGCGGGCTCCTGATCGACTGCGTCGGTGGTGCCATCGGCGGGCTTTTCGCCCTCAGCCGGCTTGTCCACGTCGGGGACTACTTCGCCAGCGGGCGGGGTCTTGATCTCCTCGTCGATCCCAGCGGGGATCTCGGTCGAGGGCTTGTCGGGGGAATCATGCATGTGAATGCTCCTTGGCGCCGCGCTCCTGGCGCAGCCTCTGGTTGCGGGCGTTGATGATGATTCGCCACTGGGACTCCGCTTCTTTTGCGCGGTAGCCCTTCTTGGCGATTTCGTCTTGCCAGAGCTGATCGAGTTCGCGATTCACCTGGAACCGCCCGTCCTCGTCGTACTGCTCGGCGCTGTAGACGGCCTCCCCCCGGCAGTGGCACAGGGGGTGGTACTTGTCGAACTCGGCGCCAGGGACGTCAAAGCCCTTGCGCCACATCTGCCACCGCTCGTTGTCGCGAGTGGAGCGACGTTCTGAGGTGCCCATCGGCACCTTGCTGTCGGGGTCCTTGCGGCCCGACCGGTAGACGATGCCCCGCGAGATCAACATCGCGCAGAAGCTGCACGGCTCGGGGTCACCCTTGGGGTAGTGGACTCGCACGAATCCGATGGCTCGTGGGTCGCGCCTGGCGATCACGTCCTCGGTGTGGCGTCCACCGTTCTGAGTCATCCGCTCGACATGGGCAGCAACCCTGCGACCGACAACTCCGTGCTCGTCCTCCTGCCGCCGATCGGCCTCCTGGGCCGTCAGCTGCTCGACTTCGAGCTTCTTGAGCTTCTCCTCCAGGAGGTCCTTCGCGAGAGCGTCGAGGACTGCCTGAGCCTCAGCTTCAGCCGCAGCCTCGGTCTCGTCGAGCAACTCCTGGAGTCGGTCCAACTCCTCGGTGATGACCGAGTCGTCGTTGCCAGTGCCGGCATATGGGCGGTACTGACCACCGTCAGGCATCTCGACCACGAAGGAGTCGTCAACCTTGTCGCCGTCGTACTCGTCACCAACCTCAGCGGTGCTGAGAGCATCTGGAGCGAACCGCCTCACCGCCTCAACGAAGTCTTGGCGGAGCTTGTTCAGCGTGATCTCGTCGGGCTCTGCGCCCCACACTGGCTGGAAGGTATAGCCGGTGTGGAGCGCTCGCGTGAGGCGTAGATACGGGATCACAATGGCCTGGACCTGATGCCTGCGCAGCCGGAGCAGCTTGATGGCCGCCTCGACGAACTTGACCCCGGTGGACGCTGCTCGGGTAGAGGTGGGGACTACGTCATCCCACATCCGCAGCGACTCACCGAAAGCCTGTGCGCCGATCATCGCCATGGCGACGTGGAAGGTTGAGGAAGCCTGAGCCGCCTCAGCCCGTCGTGCTGGACTGGTCATTCATGGCCTCCGAACCGAACGAGCTGGGCGTTGCCGGCTGCCGAACTGGCCCCTGCCTCATCCCGGCTGCCGCCTCAACGATCCGCTTATCCACGTTGCCCTCGTCGGCCAGGCGCTTCCACTCTGCGAGGGTTGCCCGGGTCACCTTGGGAACCATGGGCCACAGGCCCTGCTTCGGGATCTCCAGCGAGTCGCCCAGCTTGCCGAGCGCATCGGCGGACTGAGCCATGCTGGACGCTCCGAGGTCGCGCCAGATCACCTCGCCCGTGTAGTCCTCCTCGACGTCCTCGCCGAGCAGGGTGGATGTGATCCGGAAGACGCGCTCCCAGCTCTCTCCGAATCCGGTACGCAGCCACTCGACCTTGCGCGACAGCGCCGTCTCGGCGGCCTCCAGCGCTTCGGCGGAGATGTTGGCGATCTGACCCAGTAGGAAGTGGGGCGGCGTCTGGCTCAGCGCGGCGAGGTGGCGGATGGCCAGCTCGGCAGCGGCGATGAAGCCATCCAGACTGCCTCCAGGGAGGCTGCTGAACTTGGCGTCCTTATCCTCCGCGTACATGAAGCGCGAGGAGTTGAGGTAGATGCGATCAGGCTCAGGGAGGCCGGTCTCGGAGTTGAGGAGCGGCTCGACCATGCCGGTGTCCTCGTTGTAGAAGGTCTTCATCGGTGGGGCCATGCCCGTCACCGTTCGGACCTCGAAGCTGTTGTAGGTCTGCGAGATGAGTAGGTCGAACACGGTCTGGTTGATGCGGTCCTGGACCGCGATCATCGGCTCGATGAGGCCCCAGGTCCGACCCTCAAGATCGACATTGGCCGTGAAGCGCGTCACTGGACACTGGTTGGCACCATGCTTCTCGCGCTTCT